TCCCATACTGCGATGTAGATAGGTTGTTGCAAAATACCAGAAGTCAAGAAACCAGTAGTGGTGTCAAACAGGATGCTTTGCACCTTACTCTCAACAATTGGAGCTTGCATTCCCAAGGACTTGACGTTGTCCATCGCTTCAAGGATGTCATGCAATGGTAATAGGTCAATGGTAAAGTCTACCTGATATTGTGAGAAGTCACGACTCATCGCAGTAATCTCTTGCTTGAGCGCTGTCATGTTTTCAGGTGACATTGCGGAGAAAGATTCAGACAAATTTAAATCAGACATGGTGGTATTTTCCTGTGCGTTAATGGCACGTTATAGACTACGGAAGTGTAGTCTTAACAGCGCACTATCATAAGTGCGCTGTAAGGACTAGGCTTTGGCTAGCTCAGGACAAGATGTCTCTTCTTGTACCTCACACGAATTCTGGAGTAGCACCCTTCCCTCAACGAAGGGGTAATGAGAAAGACTCTCATTCGACCATTCGACGACCATTCGATGATGTGGAGGAAACTCAAACTCGTTGAGTTTACAATACTCCTGAGTGCCGCGCACCCCAGTAACTTGCTCAATCGAGCGAATCGAGCCGAGTGCTGTTGAGGCATTGAAGCCCCAAACCACGTAAGTTACACCACTTGCGCGTTCCTTGATAAGACGATACTGGCAAACGGGTTGCCAACCTTGGACGACTCGTGTGAGGTGTTTCACACGTAACGAAGGTTCGTATCCAGTGTGGATACCGTTGTCGCGTCCTCCTATGAGGGCGATTGCTGTACCGTTAGGCATTGTGATTTTGCCCTTCATGGGTTGGTAAGACCCGTTTGCCAGTCCTGAGTCCCAAACAGTGGCGACACCACCAAGGTCAACGTATAATTTAGCTTCTTCTGATAATTTCATTTTCTTTGTCCTGTAAAGTGTAGCTGTAGTGCTACACATATCGCTAACCTGTCACCTTAGCGGATGTGTAAACTAATGTAGCAAAGTGAGAGGAGTTTGTCAAGCGTTTTGCAAAAGAAAGTCTGTAAGGACTAGACTGCTTCAAGTCTTGAATATACACCTTGAATAATAGTAGCTAGTGATTCTACTGTACCATCGTATTCTACGGACTTGTTTGATGTAGTAAAATCAACATAATATGATTTGTCCAAATCTTTGTAAGTCAAAAGTCTAACGATGCTACCTTGTGCAAAGGATAAACACCCGTAATCGTCTATAAATGCTATCATGTCGTTGTCTCCTGTAATTGGTGTATGTGGTTAATGTAGCAAAGTTAGAAGCGGTTGTCAAGTAAAGAAATGTAAACTTTCTTCAACTCGGTTGGTAGGCAGTCGACATCACCTTCGCAATTCTCGACAAACTCAGCAATTTCTACACCTTCCAACGTAGCGATAAGTTCAGCCTCATCGTGAGGGATTCCGTTTGAACGTAGCTCGTTGTAGTCGAGTAATTGTGTAGCGGTCATGTCGTTGTCTCCTGTGTGTTGTTAGATGTACCTACTATCGCCTATTGTCTAGGATTTGTCAAGCGTTTTGCAAAAGAAAGTCTGTGCGCCGCTCCTAGCTTAGGTTTCAGTTTCTTGTGTTGTTGACTGTTTGGTATGTAATCGCGTGTGTGTTTATATATCGCGTGTGAGTGTGTGAGTGTGTGCATGATGTGTTACTTATTGCACCGCAAACCTATACCCTGACATCGTTTCAGATATCTACACCTCCTATAGACGCTGTGTTTCTGTATCGCGTACGCCTATGTGTGCGCGTATGTCGTGTGCGCGTACGCGCATACACCTACCTATGTGTGCGTGTGAGAGGTGCAAAAGCTGTAGGGGGAACGATGACTTCGACTCGACTCTTCTAAGTACACACAAAATATATGCGGTAAATTTCTACACCTCAACAATAAAGAGTAGCGCACAATCTGTACACTACTCTTCTTATTATATTATATTAATAGCGCTCCGCTTTTCTTTTGACTTAGCACCATCTTATATAACAGCCTCTGGGAGGTGCCGATTCTATGTCGCAGACGTACGCACTCAATAAATATATGGGCGATGCAAACTCGATTTACATGAAGCTGCGCCAGCAGACACCACCTGAAGAAGCTGTTGACGTTGTCAGCCGCGATGAGGTGAAGATGTTGCTTAAAAAGGCGAAGCAAGGACATATTTACGGACGAACAAGACACCCTTCATTGGAGGCAAAAGATAACGATGGGCAGCGCACCAGCACCAGTAGTGAGTGGTCCGACTCAAGCGGAGTTAGACCAGAGAGAGAGGCAATTCAACGTGACGACAGCGTTACAGAAGGAGAGCCAGCAACAACAGATGGAGTTGCAAAACCGACAGTACGAACTCCAAAGAGAGGCGCAAAGTAGACAACTGGCGGCGCAACAGCGAGAGGCGCAAATTGCCGACAATGCTGGACGACGGTCATCTTTACTAGAGCGCGCCAACACTGCGGCGGCGCAGAATGAAGCGTCACTATTTGGTGAGGTACAAAAGAAACAGTCGGCGCTCACTGACAACGTTGCTAACACCAACAAAGAAAAACAGAAGCGCAACAGCGCTATGACAGATACATCACGCACAAATCTAATAAGTCAACTCACACGCACACGGAGTATGTATGACAACGCCTAGTACACTACAAGAGAAGAAGGGTGCTCTTTTAGGAGATGCACTCCGCCAGCGCAACTTCACTAATATCGAATGGGAAGGTGTAACCACTAACGCGACCGCCACTGAAATCTTCCTTGATGGAGGTGCAAATTCTGACAGTAGGCTAATCATTCCATCTAACACGTTAATCATCGCACAAGGTTTCTTTGTCGGCTGGAACGTGACAGACGCGGCTGTAAACGCAAGCGGACGCTTTGCACTGTCTGTAACTAACATCGCAGGTACGGTCGCCGCAAGTGGTACAGCACTCGAATGGGATGCTGCATCAACTGACGCAAATCCTTTCTCACAATATTTTGTTGGGAGTGCCTCTTCTGGTTTGGTGTTCACTTACAACAATACCAGCAAAAGCATCATCGCAACTGTTACAGGTGTTGCTTCCAAGACTGTCCGTTGGAGAGCGCGAATCGCCGAATACCTATCTTTCGCACTTTAATAAACTTTATCGGCGGTGCAAGCGTACCGCCTTTCTATTATGCCTACGTCTCAAGAATTGTACGCTTTAAAACAAATCGACAGAAACAATTCAGAAACTGCACCTGTCGTAAAAAGTCTTGTATCTAAAGTCAAGGAACCTGTGTCGGCAACTTTGACGCGAACCTTTGGAACTACCGCGTATGTGGCTGGAGCCAGCTATGGAGGAAGAGGTGTGTTTACTGATGTAGGTAGTGTTGGACAATCGTTGTTCATCAACGATTTCCAAGTGATTATTGACATCACTACCATACCATCAGGCATGTCTCTTGCAGTAGTGTTTTATAGTAAAGATGAAGATAGTAAAGTAACAGGCGCTTCTGTGTCTGATGGTTCTTTAATCACGAACACATTTCCTAACGCATGCACACCCGCTGAAGGATACTCACTTACCTTGTCCGTAAATAAGGGTAAGGTGTTTGGTGTTGCAAAAAATATTAGATTTATCACACCACTTGAAGCAACGAGCTTGTGGTGGTATTTGGAAGCCAAGGCTACATTCACTTCTGCTGCTAATGGTGAAACGATGACAGCAAAAGCATCTTGTGAGGTGTACTAATGTTCGCTAGAAGATTATTGAGGGATAGTGAGCAGCAAACAACAAAATGGGCTGTAAAACAAGCTGCTTATAGGCGTATTGATTTTTTAATGATTGGTGATAGCAATCAACTTTTAGGGGGACACGGATGGGATGAGGGTTTTCAAGATGCGCTCTCAAATCAATTTGGTTTGTACGCTACGGGATGGATAAGCGCGAACAATAACAATGGGAACGGTACTGGACAGGGCTATTTTTATAGCTCTTTGAATGGCGGCAACAATAACATCAATGGACAAATAACAGGTGCGCCTAGCTTTTTTGCAGATAGTTGGGCTTTGCCTATGGGTATTCAGCAGTATGCGTACATCCCCCACTCTGAAGTAAACGCATTTATCAGTAGTAATGGTATCGTCTTGGACAAAAATGGTCGATGGGATATCAATGGCGCATTTAAGGGGCATTACTGCTTTGGGGTGTTTGCTACAAATGGCGGGGCTATTAATGGCGCTCAGTTTAGGAGTGAGGAACCACCATATTATAATTTAGGCGCTATTGCGAGCTTTTCTTGTGTAGGAGCTTCTGATTCATTAGCTTATGGGGTGATTGATATTCCGTCAGGAAGAGAGACTAGCACTATAAATCGAAATACATCTTGCAGATGGTGGCTACCAAATCAAGCTACTTCTACTGGCGCTGTTTTTGCTTTGTATAATCGCATTGAAATCAATAATAGGTCAAGTGGCTGTAGTGTCCACACTATGCATGGAGTAGGGGGGCAATCTTTAAGAGGTATGGCTGCGGGATTTCAATCAACCCCAGATGCCACTATCATTACTTGCTTCAAAGAAGCAAGAAGACTGCAAGAAGCTCAAGGTTTAGTTCCTATTGTTGTAATCTGGGTCAGTAGTGGTTTGAACGACCGCAATGAGGTGCTTGCAAGTGTAGGTAGTAAAGCTATTAGTGATGGGAGCAGCGCTTCAGCTTTTGCGGACAACTTGGATGCTTTAGTAACTCGATTTGAGGCAGTTTGGCTTTCTCAAGGGTGGGCTATTGAGCAATTATTTTGGTTAGTCGTCCCATCTCATCCAGTGAGTACTCCTGATGATTCTAAATTAATAAACTACAGGAATGCATCCAAGGATTATGTTTCAAACAATCCTCGGATGAGCGTGGTAGATATTACAGAATTGACAAACGCCTCGGAGATGACATCTCAAAATTGGTATCTGTCTGGCACAGATAAAAGCCATTTATCTATTGCTGGCTACTATAATTTGGCTGGGCGGATTGTTAGTTCTCTTTTAAATTAAATAGTATGAAAATAACAACATAAATGAACAAACAACAGTGGATTCTTTCTCAATCTGAAGCTCTAAACATTACAAATCCCAATGATTTGTGGAGCTATTTGCTAACTACTCAATCTGAAATTGAGAATATATCTCCACAGGCTAACGTGCCTATGTATGTAGACGCTGGATTTGATTCGCTGACGCTTGATGAAGTTGTCGATGCTTTGATATGAGTATTCTCTACAACCCTTGGGAGTTGTGTGATGCTTTACAGTACAAAGGTGGGTCACAGAATTTTTCTGCAATTCACTTTGAGATGATGGACGAGTTATGCTCACCGCAATTAGAAGATTACTCTTATGCGTCAAAGTATATGAAGGTGTCACGCGGACATTTAAAGTCCACGTTGCTTGTCCTTTATATACTTTGGCGCATTTATCGTAACCCTAATATTCGCATCTTGTACTCCACTAACACTAAAGACTTGTCGCGCATGTTCATTAGAGAAGTACGACAATATCTAGAGAGTGTAGAATTGCAAGAAGCAGTGTGGAATGTGCGCGAACACATCTCTGGAAATCTTGTGCCTTCACTAGATGCAGCATCACGCAGAAAAAGAAACATCAGTCGCGAAGACACCGAAGCAGAAGATAAGAAAATCATATGGTCACGCGAAGCAATTCAAGTGTTGCGCCCAAAGAAACTTAAAGAACCGACACTTGTTGCAGGTTCTGTTTTAAGCACCAACACTGGAGAACACTACGACTTAATCATAAACGATGACGCGGTAGATTTCCAGAATAGCGATAACGAAGAAAAGGCGGACAAAATCAAAGATTGGGCGATGGACGCTTTTAGTGTACTAGACCCTCCATCTTATGACCAAGTTACACCCACCTTCGGTGAGTGGGTTGGTAACAGCATGTACGTTATCGGCACACCTTACTATCCTTGGGATTACTACAGCTACATTGAAGCAAACGCGCAGACGTTAAAATTCTGCACATTTGAAGCAAACGTTTATTTGAATGGTGTAGACAATGTAGACGGGTACACCTACCCAGAGAAGTTTAACGATGCGTACATCGAGTCTCTTATGGGGCGTATGTCGCGCAAGAAGTTCTTCGCGCAATACCTACTTAAACACATCTCAGACGAGGACGTAATACTTGATGAAGGTGCAGTAAGTTGGATAGCACCTCCGCAGATTTGTTTTACGAAAGACGGGTACGCAACCATAAATGTTGGAGGAGGTGTTCAAAAGAGAATACGTCTACATCTTGTTGTTGACCCTGCTTCTGGTAAACAGGTTGGGCGCGTGGACAAAACTGCAATCGGTGTCGGCGGACAAGATGAGTTATTGAACATGTATGTGGTGTATCTACAGTCAAAGAAAACACTCACATCAGAAACAATTGACACAATCTACAAACTGGCGACTGATTATGGTATCACTGTTGTTAACATTCTCGTTAGAGGTGTCGGCGAACTATTACCACACGCCATACAAAGAGAGCGCACCACTTATGGGAAGGTGCTTGTAACTAAAACTGTTTCTGAGACAGGAAATAAGAAGGTGCGTATTACTAACGCGCTGCAACCATTAATAAAAACCAACAAGTTATTTGTCGTAAGTTGGGTGCAAATCAATACCCCATTTGTCAAAGAGCTAAGGCAACATCCAGAAGGTAATGAAGATAACTGCTTGGATGTGGTGTCTGCTATTGTGCAGCTTTCACAACCAACGCGACAAAAAGTAAACAAGAGAGGAGAGGTTAGATGTACCCATCTGACGATAAACAAGAAGTACGGCGGAAGTCTCTAAAGAAACTCGACCACGGTGCTGTTTTAAATTACGTTAACTCAAAACTTAACGACATGAAAAACAGCAGAATTGAGGTGGAGGAGACTTGGGTAGAAAGTTGGGCGCAGTACCTCGCTACTCACGCAGCGCAAAATGAGCTTCGCGCACAACGAATAAAGTCTGTAGGTAATGTAGGGACAGATTGGCGGCACAAGATTGACAGAGGAAAGGCGTTTGAGATTGTAGAAACAATTCACGCATACCTGATGGGTGCACTCTTCCCAAACGAGAACTGGTTTGACATTGAGCCGCGTAATCCATCGGACACAGACCTATTGAGGGTGCTCCGAAAGTTTTTGCGTGATGAGTTAAAAGACTTGGAGTTTGATATTAAGTTTGACGACTTCGTGCGACAGCTTATCATCACTGGAAACAGTTGTTTATTCTTTCCTTGGGATGACGATGACGACGCTGTAGAAATTGAACTCGTTAATGTGTTCGATTTTTGGCTGGATGCTGCTGGAAAAGACCCTTCAGATACTAACGTTGTGCGCCGCGTTATGATGACTCGCGCGGAAGTTATGGAGAAAACCAAATCTGATGAGTTTCCTTTGACAGACGAGTATGAAGTGTTGAAGGTGCATGGTACGCGCAGCTACAATAAGTTCGACAAAGTGCGTCAATTCCAAGGATTGCAGTCTGTTGAGCGTAATTCAGTAGATGAGTTCTGCGAAATTTATGAGTATTGGGGCTGTATTATTATAGACGGTTGTGAATACGAAGATGTTGTCGTCACTTTTGCGGATAATCTTCTGCTTAACATACAACCAAACTTGTATAAAAGCGGCACTCCCATGATTTACTGCAACTTTATCCCTGTAGTAGACATGGTGTACGGTATTGGTGCGCTTCAATCTTCGTTAGGTATGATTCACGTTCTTAACATCCTCACAAATCAACGTTTGGACGGTATAGAACTAACAACTAGCCCGATGTGGACGAAGAAACCATCATCCACGCTAGACGCGGAAGATTTATACGCAGAGCCGGGAAGGGTGCTCGAAGTTGATGACCATGACGATATAAAACCGATACCTCCTTCTCAGTGGAACATTCAAACGTCTTACGAAGAGGCGAATTACATGGAAAGCAGTATTGATAAAAATGCTGCAACTGGACCGCTTATTGGTGCAGGTATGGGAAGAAGCGGCGAACGTGTCACAGCAGCCGAAATCGCAGCAGTGCGCGAAGCTGGAGGCAACCGTCTAAGTGGTATACACCGTAGATTGGAAAAGCGCGGACTCACAAAAGCTATCGACAAGATATTCAATATTTACCGACAGTACAAAAGTAAGGCGGCGATTGTCAGATACGCTGGAGACGAGGCAGGTAAGTTCGACTATGCTCGTATTACACGTTCAGACTTGGTTGAGGTGCGCGTAGATGCAAAAGGAAGTGACCACGTTATTGAAAAACGTAAAGCACTCCAAGACATTTACGACTTTCTCGGTGCTGTCAACCAAGACTCTGAGATGGCGACACTCATCGACAAAGAAGCAGTTCTAAGGAGGGTAATGAGACACCTCCCATTTGACGACCCTCAAGAATTTCTCAAGACTAAAAAAGCTCCTGAGAACCCTATTCGACAAATGGGCGGACAAAGCGCTGTCAACGCAATTGAACAACAAATGCAGACAGATGGCGGAAATCAATTACTAAATCAACTAAAGGATTCGTATGGACAACCAGCAACAATCACCGATGGAGCAGAGCCAACAGTCTCCAGCGCCGCAATTGACCCCAATCTCGGACAAAGCGGCAACCTTATTGGATGAAAGTGGTAAGGAGGTGTGGGTAAACCCAGACGCACCCTCACCAGTAGAAGAAACAGACCTTATTGAGTTACCCGATATTGACGGTGACGAAGAAGAAACTCCAGAAGAAGAGACACCACCAGAGGAGGATGACAAACCTCTGACGCTCGATGAGAAGTTCACTAATTACTTTGTTGAACAAACTGGTATGGAGGTGAAAGAGTTCACTGAGATTGCTAAAGCAATTCAAGATGTATTCAAAGAAGTTGGTGGTGCTGACAACTTGCGCGAAGGTTTGGCGGAACTTAAGAACGTACGCATCGCTCAGCAAATTGTAGCAAAGCAGGATGAGCTTGCTGCCTTATGGGGTGTAGATATTAAAGAGACTCAATCTCGTCTGGCGGAAATCAAACCGTACTTTAACAAGATGTCTAAAGCTGATAAAGCTTTGTACGACAACCCTAAAGGTGCTGATGTTCTTTGGCGCAGTCTTCAAGCTGGTAGTGCTAAGACAAAATCAACGAAAAGCAGCCCAAACACAGGCGGAAAGCGCTTCTTGTTCACACAGTCGCAAATTGATGCAATGAGTGTAGATGAGTACCGCGCAAACGCTGACAAAATTACACACGCTTACAACAACGGACTCGTAGGATAACAACAACATGGCTTTACATGCACCATACAACGGCAGTGCAAATACGCTTCAAGCTAATTCCGCGTTCATTCCTCAAATTTGGGAAACTGAACTAAAGAAAGAGCTTGACGCAAATTTTGTGCTGACCCAAGCATCGACAATGGTTAACTTTTCTGGTAAGAAGGGTGACACCATCAAAGTCCCACTCATCAAGAGAATGGGTGTTTTTGATAAGTTACCTGAAACTCAAGTTCGGTTACAGTCATTTCCCGGTGAAAACTGGGAAATGAAGGTTGATAAGTACAAGGAAGTGTCCTTCATGATTGAAGACATCCTCGACTTGCAATCTAACTTCAGTCTTCGTGTACCTTACATCTCTGAAGCAGCTTACGCAATGGCGCGTGACATCGATAACTCCCTTCTCGGTCTTCGCGCTTCTATTCCAACTACACAGCAAATCGTTGTCTCTAGTACTGGTACGATTGCTGGCGACCCTGCTGCGTTAGACGACAACGCTGTACGCGCTGCAATTCAACGTCTAGACGAAGCAAATGTTCCTCAACGTGAACGCCACTGGATTGTTGCTGTCGGTCAATATACTGACTTACTTGGTATCACCAAGTTCACCAGCAAAGATTTCGTCAACGGCGCACCTACATCTACTGGTGTTATTGGCACTCTCTACGGTATCCCTGTTATTGCTACAACTCAGATTGCTGCAAATACTTTAAATGGCTACATCAACGGTGAAGGTGCAACGGGTGAACCAACCCCGGGGGTTGTGGGAAGTCCTTACTTACCTACACAAGACACTCCTGTAGGTTTGGTGTCTGGCGGTCTGCCACGCGGCAAGACTGGTGCTGAAGTTGCACAACCATTCTGTACTTGTATGCTGGTACAGAAAGATTGGGCTAGGTACGCTATGCAGAAAACACCCTCATCTGAAATGAGCCGTGAAAACCTGTACCAAGCTGACGTACTCGTAAACACTCAAGTTTACGGCATGCGCGTCTACCGTCCCGACCACTGCGTTTTAATTCACACCGCACCTTAGTGAAAAGAACACCCGTAAAATCGACTAACATCGCTGCTATCGGGTACGACTCGGCTTCCAGAACTCTGGAGGTCGAGTTTAAATCTGGTGGAGTGTATGAATATAAGAGCGTTACACCTGCAACTGCTCTTGCGTTTAAAAGAGCAAAGTCTAAAGGAAATTACTTTGCTTCAGTTATAAAAAATAAGTATGAAGGTAAGAAGCTGTGAGTACAAAGCAGATGGACTTCATAAATGGTTGTTTACTCGCTGTAGGTGAGCGCGACTACATGGTAGGTACTATAGTAAACTCACCACAACGCCGCGCTTACAAAATATTTAAAGACACTTTTACAAGCTTCACCCACGAATGTGTGTGGAGCTTTTTAAATAAGGTGGGTGGTGCAACTTCGTGGTCTGCTAACGTGGCGACTGTTCCACAGTATCAGCAAATGATTTCTGTTGTTGTTGGTGAACGTAAACTTACACCAATATTCAACACTGAACTTGTAACACTTGAACAAGGTGACGAAGGGTACGTTCAATATTTCTGTTTGCAGAATAACACAACTGTCTCTTTTTACGCCAAACCGTCAACAGCAGACAAAGCTCAAATACGATTTCAATATGTGGAAGAGTTGTTACTACCGTCTTACACAGCTAACGCTCTTATTCCGTTTACAGATGACTTTGTGAACGTTATGGAGAACTTAATGCAAGCGAAATTGTGCTTGCAGATGCTTGACGACCAAGGAGGGTATCAAGCATTTATACGTGAGTATGGAATACGTTTAGCAAAAGCGATACAGAAAGACCAGCGCATAACGCGCAATCGTCCAAATATGTTCAGAGGTGGAAGAAGGTGAAGACAAAGTTCGGAGGATTAAACACTGTAAGCGGAGAGTTGGCACTCCCTAAAGATGACTCACCTTCTTTACTAAATGTAGATTTTGACATTGGCGGAAGTGTCCGCAAGCGTAACGGAACACTTACACTGTTTAAAGACGCGGTTACACCCAATCCAGTGTTTGTCAGTAGGTTCGTAACCACACTAGGGTATGAGTTTATAATCTCAAAGTTTAACACTAAATTAAGGGTGTTTGATTTACAGAACGATGTAATGACAAAGTTGTGGGAGAAAGATAATGTATTCAAGAGTGCATCATCGTTACCATTCAGCATACCACTGGATGACAACTTCAATCTTCTGTTGTGCGAAAAACAAGCACCTGTCCAAGTGAGGTTTGAAGAAGCATCTTCTGTCGCAATTACCGCAGGTTCAATAGTAATAGCCGTTGGCACAACTTGGGTTAACACCTACACAGATTGTGTGGTGTATGTAAACGGTGTACGTGTTGCACGAACACTTGGTTATTCTGCTGGAAACCTCACTATCACATCAGCTAGTATCACCATCGGCGCAACTGTTTACGTTTGCACCTTCTCTTGGCAATGGTGGGCGGAATCTCTTATCTGGTTTGGTGACAACTTTTACCAGCGCGTCTCTAGGTTTGGTGTCTCTGACGAAGACAAACACGTTCAAATCCCTAATTCAATTGTAACAGATGAAATACCAGACAGCACCCGTTACGGTGTATTTGCATTTATTAATGATGCATTTGGAAATATTTACACTTACAAATCTAACAATCAACCGCAGATTTCGGTAGAGTATTCTTTCTCTGATGGTGCGAATTACACACCTTCTGCGAACACCTACACTAGCCCGTCAAAGTTCTTTGTGACGTTTGGTGACATAACAAACTCGAACATCCGCACATTCACAGACAAAGATGTGTCTGGCAACCAGATAAAAATCTTAAAGCACAAACTTAAGAGTTATGACATTGTCAATTTGTCCAACACTGAAGGTGCTGTTCCTGTAAGCTTGTCTGACTCTGCTGCCTATTACGCGAAAGAGATTAACGAAGATGTTATCGAGTTGTACACAGATGCAGCGTTAACAACGATAGCAACAATTGGTGCACGCAACACAAAAACGTTTACCGATTTGGCTGTAGATTACACCGATAACTTCATCGCGATAACTGCACACGGTTTTACAAACGCACAACCAATACGTTTTATTACAACAAACACCCTTCTAGTAGGTTTACTCGAAACGACAACGTATTACGCGAAGTCGTTATCAGCTAATGCATTTGAGGTGTATTACGACCAAAATCTGCGCAAGAAAGTTATTTTTGTCTATAGGTCTGAGTTGTTCTTTGACCATCAAGCTGTCTCTAACACCAACCTTTTAACTATCGCGCAACACAAGTTGTTTACTGGTGACGCTGTAAGAGTTAAAACAACCAACGGTACTTTACCAGCAACGTTAAACGCAACAACGGTTTATTATGTGTTGGTGTTGACTGCTAACATCATTAAGTTGTACACCGATTCTGCTTTAACTACTGCTGTAGCCAACTATACTGGTCTGGCTGGCGACATCTTTCTGTATCTAGATGGAGGTGTTCACTCAGTAATCGCGGACGGTCTTACAACAACTATAGAAAGAGTTGCATACGATTCGGTATCATTCGTAAGGTTGCGCCAACTTCGTTTTAACAATAAGAAGGGTGTTCTTAACGCTAACTTAAATGTGTTTGTCGGTGAAACAGCAGTTGCAAGAAGCACCATAACTACTGTGTCTGGTACACAAAAATACTACACTCACGAAACAGAATCTCTTACACCCTACACAGGGACTTCAACAGTACAGAAGTTTGTGTCGTTCACTGCAAGCACTCCAATAGGCGTTAAAAAGGACGAGTACGTTACTCTAGTAAATACTGAACGTAAGTGGTGCGGCTCTGCTGCGCTTAATACAAAGTACAATTACGATAACGGGTCTTATGTCCCAGCTTACGGTTTTGGTGATTACGCTAATTACGATGAAGGAATATTTCCGACTTTCGGTGCGCTCTACCAGTCGCGCTTATGCCTTGCAGGTGTTGGTGCTACTCTACTGGTTAGCGGTGTTTATGACAAAATTGTAGATGGCGCACCTTACAGGTACTTCCAAACAACAGACGACTTAAATAATCCTACAATAGACCCGTTCAAAATTAGAGTGCCGTTCTCTCAGTCTGACACTGTTCTCGCAATGCGACAGTGGCAGCAATTTCTGTTTGTGTTCACACGCACCAGCACATATAAAACCACGTTAGACACTAATGGACAGTTTAACGTCAACACTCCAACACTCACACTAACTGCCAGTGTAGGGTGTATCGGCAGAGATGGTGTAGAAACAACAGAGAGTACCCTATTCTTTTTATCTGAGAATGGGGTGTTTGACCTAGGTATCGTAACCTCTAATGAGTACCGCGCTAGTGAGATTTCGTTACCTATACGCAATGTTATCAAAGAGTTTGGCGCTGACTCAAAGCTTTCATACGACACCTTCAATAACAAGCTGTACGTCTACAATCAAAGATTGATGGTGTACTTCACAGACCAGAAGGTGTGGAGTGAATACAAAGCTGTACTACCTTGGGACATTTCATCGTTCTTGTTCTGGCGAGAGTTTATGCTGCTGTGCTGCAAGACGTTGTGTGATTTCCAGATTACGCGCACAGAGTACGAGTTGTATATTGACTTTGCTAAGAAATTCACAGCAGGTCAAACAGTAGATGTACAACCATGCGCCCAAAACATACCTACCTACACGGGTGTTACTCGTTACACTTCTCCACTAGTTATGTCACCTGTTCTCGGTGAACTTGATGTAACTATATTATATGATGGTGTTCTTACAAACAACTGGACTAAACTCAATAGCGAAGAGATAAGCATTAGTGGTGTTGTAGATGGGAAGCAGTTGACTTTCTTCTACAAAGTAGCAGGGTCATTTAATGGTGCTGTGTTGTACGAGGACAGCGTTATTCAGACACTTAACAACGTGTCTTTTGGAGTAGTGCCTTTGAATAACTTCTGTGAGTTGCTGCCTTACAGCGACATAACAGACAGTGACACGACTCCATATGAGGGTGCAGTAGACTCAGACGGGAATCCTGTGTACGCAAATGGAAATCCGCTACAGTTCCCAAGTATGTGGTCATGCTCTGATGGGGTGTGTTCGCTAAACCCTGACGGTAGTTATGTGTCACAAGCTGAATGTGAAGCGGCTCGAACTCTTCTATTTACTGGCGGTCAGTGTGTTGGTACTTCTTACACAGTTACAGCACTTGGAAAGATAAGAAATGGTGCAGGTACACTTATTACAGAGACATACATATCCACATCGGGTGTTGGCGCTATCAGCAGTATAGGTGTAGTTGTAACTTCAGTATCAGGTACATACTATTTTACAGCGACAATCGTTTTTGCTAACGTAACTCACACAAGAACATTATATGATAATGGTGTTCCACCTGTATTCAATCCAGCTAGTTGGACTTATGAATTAACTGACATTGTGATAACTGGTTCACCAGATAATTGCGGCAACAAATACGCTTGTGGAGTATAAATGTACACAGTTCCGACAGACAGTATCGCAGTAGTAGGGTATGTGTACCCTTCTTGGTACATTACACCACTAGATGTGGAAGATGCGGCGCAGCAAGGTGTTATGCAATTGCAGCGCCTTAAAGCAATTAAATATGTTTACGTTGTTGTAGACCGTAGCGACAACAAGAAGTTCATCGCCTCTGATGTCAACTTACTTACGCAAGACTACTCAGACTTGCTAGGTAAGTTAAAAACACAACTTGACGTAAACATCACCATACTTCTCCAGCACCAATACAACCAAGTGACGGCAGAGGATGTGGTGTCGTATGTCGAAGACTCGACAGACAGTTATTACGTTTTTAAAGAGCAGTTACAAGGTATCGGATACACCCATCAAGTGTGTGTCTGGAACAGGTCTGAAGGTTACTTCTCACTGACCGCCGTTGATGTTGAGACTAGATTAAAAGGTAAGAGATACTTATCAGGGAGTACATAATATGGGATTCATCGCACCAGTAGTAGGTGTAATATCTGCTGTAGGTGGTGCAATTACTAGCGCTAATGCAGCAGCTTCACAAAATGCTGCTAACGCAATGCAGATAGAAGCCAATCGCCGCGAAGAGAGTATTAGACTGATGGATGTGGAAGCACAACGTCAGTCTAACTTTCTTGATTTTGAGGTGTCATCACAACAAAGAGTGGCGGCTCTCGCAGCAGCACTCACCAGCGCTGATATCGCACGACTAGACAACCGCACTCAACGCGCAATACAAAGCGCTCAAATTAACACCGCCAACTCTGCACTCGATGTTAACAGCAGCAAAGCTCAAGTCGGTAGAGAAAACCAACAAGAAAATATGCTAGCGCAAGCTGCTAAGGCAAGAGGTATAGACACTCAAAACGTACCTTATGACAAGTTGGCGCAAAATGTTTTAACACAACGAGCAGCTATATACGCAGCACTCAACCCGCGTATGGCAGACTTATACCGTACAGGTGAAGAGAGTGCGCTCCTTTCTCAATACGACACCCTCCGTAATGCAGAAGGAGACCAACGTGTACAAGTAGATTACGCGCAGCAGTACGGCGACCTTATTGAACAGTTCGCTGATGTGACAAAAGAGACTGGTGATGTTGCAGCAGGTTATCAGCTTGCTTCGGCAAAAAATGCTCTTAACGCGACTGACGCGATGCAACAGAACTCTTTCGCAGCTAACGACTCCATGTTTGGTGTAAATCAAGAGATGACCGCCAACGCTTCAAAGATAGACCAGTTAGGTGCTTACCGTAAGCTTCTCGCTGGCGAAAACATCTCTAGCGCACAAGAAGGTAACATAAGGAGTGCCACTTCTGCAAAGAACGTTGATGTATCGCGCAATAACAGAAGTTACTCGTTGTTTGACTCTCTACCAGCATTTGCTAGTGCAGGTGTAAGTTTATTTAACGCTTTTCAGGAGCAGTCGCAGCAGCAGCAAACACCTCAACTGCCGCAAGCTCCGCGTGTGTCTGACTCGCGGTACGACATCAACTACAGAGGAAGACAAGATTACTTTGGTTAAATTATGGAATTTATAGGCTCTGATTATCAAACTAAACCTCTCGACAGTAGTATGCAAGACGGTAAGCTTCTAGACTTACCTAAGCTTGCTGACGCTTCTGCTAACAGTATTAGACAGTCTATCGGAGAGGTGCAAAGAATTAACAGCACCGCTTCTAACGCTGATGCTGAAGCTGCTGGACGTAAGGTAGTGGTGCAACCAAAAGAAGGCGGCGGTCTTGTTGGCGCTCTTGCTGGTCTTGGCGAAGTTGCTGTAAAGTATACAGAGCAGCAAGAGAAACTCGCTAAAGAGCGCAAGAAAGAAGAGATGGCGAAAGCTGAGAAAGAGTATATCATTGCAGCAAACAGGTTAGCTGCAAGCGCACCTGACTACATCAATAAAACTAACGAAGGTAGTATTGGCTACCAGAGAAAAATTGAAGAGCTTAACACTCTCTATAAAGACAAAGTAGATGGAGGTGTTCTGCAAACACAATCTTTACGGATGTACTCTCCTATACAACAGTACCAAGAGCAAGACATTACACGCCTTAGAGAAGAAGGTAAGAAGATACGCGACACAAACGTGCAGACTCTTATAACTCAGCAAATTATAACAGTAGACACCCAACTAGCTGACTTGTCAAACGAGACAGATTCTACTAAAGCTCAGACCAGAGTAGACAACGTTTACAAAGTTTTAACAGACACGTTAGTAAACTCTAAACTAGACGGCGCTGATAAAGCTGTGTTTATTAACGGCGTTGTCACAGCTATAGGTAAATCATCTGCTGCTGGTGCGAAAATAAGAGGTGAGTTGATGGGTGCAGTCCGCGTTATTAACGACACTAATCTTCTTATTCAACAAACTGAAGATATGCCAGCAGAGCAGAAGAACACTCTTAGACTTGCTAGATTAGCAATACTCCCTCCTCAAATAGCTAAAGCGTATGCTGATATACTTGACCCTGCTGCACGAAGACGAGCCGATGCTGAACTGGCGCGAAATCAGCGTGAGTTGGACAATGCTGCGAAAGAGGGTACGATTGACGCTCTTAAAGCATTTAGAATTTCAGCAGACTACAACCAATCGATGACTGCTATTTATCTTAAATCTGATGGTAACACCAGAGCCGCACTTAAAGCAGATTGGGAAAATATTCCAGCATTGAAGGCTGTTGTAGAAGCTGCTGATAATTATGACAAGGACAAAAATAAACTAGCTACTCTTGAAGGTGAAAGCAGAGCACTCGCAAGTACTATCGCTGGACTCGGTAAGAGTGACGCTAAAGAACGTTTGAGTTGGGTGCAAGATGCTTTCAAGCTTCCTATGTTGTCACTTAATGTAAGTGTTGCACAAGAGTTACAAGAAGCTGTAAAAAACTACACTAAAGCACTTGCTCAAGGTACTCCAGCAGAAGTACAGAAGGCACAGCAGGAAGTAGAGAAGTTTAACAAAATTGCGCTTGATGCTGTCAACGACAGGGTTAAGTTTATACAGCAAGAAATGAAGAGAGTGAACACCATTTGGCAACCACTAGATGAATTGCTAAAAGACCCAAGCAAGATAGAAGTTGCGCTCACACGCTTCAGAGAAACAACACAAAACATAAAGACAATTAGAGAGCAACGCAACCAATCTACTATGAGAGGAGAAAACCAAAATTTTAATATGCCCCAACTTGCCGAATTGCAGGTTGGGGATGTCAAGTTTCCACTTCCTTTCAAAGCAGGTACGCAAGTAACATATTCTGGTGATTACAGAGAATGGCGCGGCAACCGACAACACGCTGGTATCGACATCGCTGTACCAGAGAACACTCCACTCATATCTCCTATTGGAGGTGTAATTGCTACAGTGAGAGATGACGGTAACGAAGGGTACGGCAAATTTATCGATGTCCGCACACCTGACGGTAAATATGTCCGTTATGCACATCTTAATACGATTAATGTACGTGAAGGTCAACAAGTGCTAGCAGGGCAAGTATTAGGCGCAACTGGAAATACTGGTAGTTCTACTGGAGCGCACCTACACATGGAAGTACGCAACGACATGTACGGTGGTGTAGAAGCTACAGAAGACCCTATTGCTTGGAGTGTGAAGAACATCAACAATGCAAACAGAGGACTCCGCGCCCGTTCAGGAGCAAACACTCCAGAAGGAGTGCCTCCTAACGCAGTACCGTTGAGTGGTGCTTATTTACTAGACGGTAAAATTTACTACACAAACGGCTCTGCGGCAACACCTCCATACAACAATCGTAACCCTATACGCGACATACCACTGCCAGCAGACAAGTCAAAGTATGTGTCGTCACCTGAAAAGAACTACGGTTATCAAGAGTTGGCGCAAAATGCTCCGTTTCGTAAAGAGTTGCACCGAGTAGCAAAATCTCTTGGTACACCTGCTCAGTGGTTAGCAGATGCAATGGCGTTTGAAACTGGAGGTACTTTTGCTGCTTCTGTTACAAACAGTGATGGTTACACTGGACTTATACAGTTCGGTGATGAAGCTGCAAAAGACGTTGGCACTACCAAATATGAGTTAAGGCAGATGACTAACACTGAGCAACTTAAGTATGTTGAGAAGTTCTTAAAGATGCGTAGAGATACATACGGTTTAAAGTATGACAAACCAGAAGCCATCATTATGGGAATATGGGGAGGTGTAGAGCATATTCAAAGTTATGTGCGCGACCCACAATCTGTAAGGAACGTAAGAGATAAAAACATCACTTTTGCGGAGTATGTCAAACGTGTCGGAGAACACGCAGGTAGAAAATACCAAACTTCTTATGATGACAAAATTAGACCAGTTCACACTTCATACCGAGCTTCTTGCGCGATGTGCCAAGCATTACAGAGAGCAGGTATGGGTATATTACCACATGAGGCTCCATAATGTCTAACGTAATTAAAGAGTACCAAGAAGCACTCAATACAACACCTCCATTAAAGGTTAATATCGCTCCAGCGTTTACACCTCCTGCTGGTGTACAAGACCCTGCGTCACCACCTACTCCAACTATACCTGCTTCAGCATTTCCATCTGCACCTACTCAAGCATCACCTATTCCAGAGCAGCCGCAGATTCAACCTACGACATCTTCATTGTTGGAAGTGCCTCCGACACCAACTGGAGACACAGCACTCTCATATGGTGAAACAGTGTCGCGTCTGTCTGCACAATCAGCGCAAGAAATTCAGAAAATATTGGCTGAGTCTGGACAACCTAAACCGAATGAGGTGCAAAAGCAACTTCTTGGAAGCTCTAACCCTATCCAGATAGACCCTAAACTTACTTCACAAAACAACCCGTTTAAGAGTAGTCGAGAGCCGCGCAACGCAGCAGAGCGTCTAGCGTTCGAGCCACCTGTGCTACCTAACGGTATGCGTAATGCTTTCTCAAACCCTAACGCAAGAGCAGCGTTAGCAGCAGGTATCTCTAAAGGAGAGTACCTAGACTATATTCAGTCTTTGCGTGATAAAGGCGCACAGTATGTTGGGTTTGGTGAGCGTGACGTTGACAATGGAGGGTTTACTAACGTAACTGGACAGCGCGTAATAGAGACAGAAGACTTTACTGGCTTGAGTGCCGACCAGATACGTCAGAAGATGAAAGACCGTACAGGTTTTTACTCTACTCAACGTGCTTTTAACCAGTCGTTTTTACCATTTTTAGGTGACGACAGAGGTAGTCTGGAGACATTGTTCGGTGTTCTTGCTTTACCTGCAAACTTGGTCAGAGGTGTAACTGCTGACATAGTAATTAGACCTGCTGCTGCTTTGATAAGTGGTGGATTTGATGTAGAAGCAATTAAGAAAGCTTACGAAGAAATGCGCCCAACTAGAGGAGGCACTTTCACGGGTGCTGCTTGGCACGGTGAGCAGTTTCAATCTCTAGCTGTCACTGGCGAAAAAGGAAAACCATTCAACCCTTTTGCTGCTGTAAGAGATGATAAGAACTTGCTACAAGTAGGTGGCGCATTTCTATTCGATTTGGGTGCAGACCCTTTAAACTTTGAAGTAGGAAAAGCTTTCAACAGATTTAGACGCAACACCGTTGCACCTCCTCCTATCACTCCAGAGGTGCTGCCCCCTGTGCGCGAACTGCCTCCATCTAGTGTTGTAGGTGTTCTACCAGAAGCGCCGCGTACAATTGACGTACCGAGTGTTGTAGATTCTCCTATTACTCCAAAAACACCTACACCTGAAAGGGTGTTAGTCACACCTACTCGCGAAGCACCTTCCAGAGTGTACTTGCCTGAAAGTACCGTAACTCAAGACGTTACAACTTCTCAAACTACAGTTGGTCGCACTGTTGCGCAAAGTGATAGGACTTCCTTCCAAGTAACCGAACGTCCAGTACAAGAAACACCTCAACTTGGAGGTGTGAGTGATGCCACTATACCGCAAGACAGGACATCATTTCAAGTAGTAGAGAAAAGAGCAGAGCCACAACTTGCAGGTTCATATGACTCGCTAGTACGTTACGAACCATCTGAGGTGGTGTTCCCTGTACCGCGCGAACCGTACTCACCGCCTGTAATACGTTACCACGGTTCTTCTTCTCCAGTAACTGAGTTAAAGAATGATTTCTTTAATAAAGACAACATCTACGGTAATGGTTTTTACACTACGCGAGACAGGTCAGTAGCTGAGACGTACCAGAAAAAGGGAGCTTCTGAAGGTACTGGTGAAGGATACTTATATCAAGTAGACTCATCTAATGATAAGCTTTTTAATCTAGATGATGTGATACCTGCACAAATAAGAGAGAGTGTAAGGCTTAATGCACCAAACTCTGGTAGGCTTGGTGTTCTGTACAAAGAAGCTGAAAGGTTACTGAACGGTGGTAAGAGTTATGGTCTTGGTGGAAAAGTTGTTACATCTACAGCCGAGTTGTTTGACGCAGTGCGTAGATTCAGCAAAAGAGTAGAGGTAGAGACTGGTGAGGACGGTTTCGCAAAGTTCGTAGATTCTTTTAAACCAGAATTACAGAAGTCGGGGTATGCAGGATTCACGCACGAAGGAGGTAGGCTCACTAGAGGTAAGCGTCACCAAGTAGATATTCTCTGGAGTCCAGAAACGTCAGTGAAATTGTCTCAACTAAATGTACCGAAAGTTGAGCCAGCAGATGTGCAGTTGTACAACAATGTAACTGCACTCTTTAATGACTCACCTCAACTACCTGTTGTACAGAACCTACTTCGCGCCGTTGTTGAGCAGAAACCTACACCTCAAACAGTTTACCAGAACCGCATTTTACAGGAAGTTGCAGAGTACGGACGTACTGGTGAACTTACACCCAACATCGCAGTATTGAAGGGTGCTACTCCAGACGAAGTTCGCGCTATCGTACAAGACAAGTTGGAGGTGATGCGCGACACTCCTTTAGTTGTACCACGATTAGAAGTGCAGCCGATTACAATCCCGAAGCTGGAGTTCGCATTCCAAGGTAAAACAGGAGGTCGCGTCACAAGAGGTGTAAGACCTAGCAAAAGAGCAAGTGCAAGAGACTCAGCACTTGATGAGTGGGTGGTTAAGTTTGACAATTGGTACACCTCAAATAGAAGACCTGAGTATATCAGGACAGGAGCAACTGGTTCTGACTTTGAGCCACTGATTAACGCCTACATTCGTAAAGGAGACTACTTAGTCAATGGCGAGAAAGTAGACGCAATCACATTTGCTAACATTTCTGTGTCTGAAGACGTAAGAGGGAAGGGTATCTTCTCAGATATCATTAAACGTACTGAGGAGAGGTATCCTGACAAAGTATTAGTTATTGAAGAAGTCAATGAAAGCTCTGCTGCTCTAGCGAAGAAAAATGGATTTACTGTTGACAGCACAAACCCAAACAATTGGGTGAAAGTTCCTACATCTAGTGGTGCAGGAGTAGACAGAAGTAAAGTCAGGTCGTCTGTTATAAATTCTACCAACTCAGTAGATTTAGACATGATTTCTGACACTACGAACGGAGTTTTAGATTCTAGCAAAATTGAGTCATTGGCTCTAAAACTTCTAGCAGCAGGTGATAATATAGAGACGCTTATCCTGCGTAAAGTCAATCCTATAAAGTTTGAAGTGGTTGGTGACAATACTTTATACTTGGCAGCTAAACGTGCAGCAGAGCTAGACCCTAATTATACCAGTGTCCGTTCAGTTGTTGTAAAACCTAACTCAGAAGCAGAAAGAGCTTTCTTGAAGCAGCAAGCAGCAGCAAAGGATGTTCGTAAACTGTCTAGTGACGCTGCTCTGGTTAGCAACAGTGACAACAAACCTGCTTATAGGTCTGTTATGGATGAGGGCTACAGAGTAGAGAACAAAAGAACATTCTCTGTAGACTTAGAGAACATTACGACATACAGGGGTGGTAATTACAGCAAACAAGCTGTAGATACATTGGCAAATGAATTACTAGATAGTGGTGAAAATCTTAGACCTATTGTACTTAGACGTAAAAGCGAGACTGACTTTGAAGTTCTTCGTGGAAACTTAGAGTATCTCGCAGCTAAACGTGCTTCTGAAATAGACCCTAATTTTTATGGAGTCCGTGCTTACATCGTTGATGAGGTGAATGAATCCGCACTGTTGGAACAACTTGATATCATTGATGGTGTTGTTCCTGTACCGACCAGTAAACCTGTAGTTGTCACAGATTCTGCAATCACTACTGTTGCTGATTTACAAGACGCTGCTAAAGGTATCGGTACTCTTGGTGAGGTGTCTCAATGGTCTGTGCGCGGCGACTTCATTACACCACTCAAGGAAGTGTTAAACGCTGTAGACGACCTCGGCTTAGACGTACTCAACACTCCTGCACTGTCGCGCATGGTTAAAGGAGGTATTGGCAAACTATCCAACAAAACAGTGGAAGGTGTCGCTACATCACTCCAGAAGGTAGAGCTTAAGACTGCGGAAGATATCGCTAAAAGTATCTTTAACGCCCTGTGGCGCAAATCTACACCAGACCAAAAAGAGATTATACTTGGTAAAATTTCTGCTACTCGTCTGGAACAGCTTGGTTTGGAGAGGGTGCAAACAAAGATAACACCTCCTACAACTCCTGCACCGCTTCAATACATTCAAGCTGAGTTGTCTTACAGTTCTGAACTTGAACGTGTACTGTTTAGGTATGTAAATGGAGAAGCTTTTGAATGGGCTACAAAAGCTAGAGGTGGAGAAGGTTTGTCTGCATACCCTCCAGAACTATTGCGCGCATTTTCTGAAAACTCTAGGCAGTATCCTGTGTTATACAGAGGGTTGGGAGATGTTGGTAGTACGGTGTCTAAGGTAGGTGACACTGTTTCTGATAAAGCAATACAGAGCTTCTCAACCGATTTAAAGGAAGCTGCAACATACTCCAACGGTAACATCATCCTTAAGTTGGAAGGTGCTAACGGTCTAAAGACCACAGCAGAGTCAGCAAACTCTCTACAGACTGAGGTTTTAATATTACCAGACAGTTACTCTGTGAAGTCTATAACTGACGTAAAGGTGAGAGGTGTAGGAGGTGGAACCTTTACAATTGCAGAAATAGTTCCAGTAGTTAGAAAGAACACACCTACAGCAACATTGCCTGACGTTACTGACGCTTACCACGTTGTCAATAACTCACAAGTACCTATCGAACAGCTTCGTGTGGCGATGTTGCGCGAACAAGGTTTTGATGGTCGTACAGCTTCTTCCATGGAAGAACACCCTCTCTCAAGAAGCATCTCTGAGTTCGGCGAGGTTTATGACGAAGACCTTATACCGTTTTTAAAGTCGCGCGAACTGTCTGTTTCTACACCTGCTGAACAAAAATGGAGCAGTAAGATGCTTCAGCAAATATGGGAAGTAGCGACACCTCAACAGAAAGCTTACATCATGAAAAACGTAGACAGCCTAGAACAGCTAGGTCTAGAGCGTATCGCGCGTTCAAATGTAATTGACGACCACTTACCACCAGAAGGAGTATTTGACACACCATGCTAAGCCCTTGCCCTCTACCTAAAGGACGCGACAAAGAAGCGTTCACACCTGATGAGCTGAACACTGCCAAAGCACGCTTCGCTAACGTGAGAGCAGAGCGTGACAAGTACATCGCATACTCAGATTCACTCGCTGGCGCGAAGACTGCTGATATTCCTAAGATTGACGCGAAGTTCCAGAAAGGTGTCACCGATGCACAGAACTCTGTCGTCAAAGCGCAAAACAAAGTTGACGCGATAGAGCAGCGTGTGATGATGCTCGGTTCTACTGACAAAGCTGTACAGAAAGAATTTGACTTGGTGAAAGCTGAAGTCAACGCTTACGAGCAATCTTTAAAAGCACAGCAACGTATCGAAGATTCTATTAACGACCTTTACAACCGCTACTACGCCGCCAATCCTGAGATTACACCTCAGATGGTTAAAGCCTATGAAGGAGTGTTTAACCTTGCGAAGA